GATAATTTCAAACCTAGTGATTTAAATCGACGGGATACGGACAGAATGAGGCATTACCGGGAGTTACTGGATTTCTATCAGGGTACGCAATGGCCGGGCAGAGAACGATTAGGAGAGAAACATCTGACTTTCAATTATGCCCGTGTAGTTGTCGATAAAATGGCTTCCTATCTGATGTCCGGCGTAAAGTACGTCGTCGACCCGATTGAGGATTCTGCAGAAGGCAGAGAAAAAGCACGCCGTGCTGAAGCAGCATTGCAGCAGGTCTATGAGGAAAACGGTCTGGAACAATTGGATTTTGAGACTGAAATCGATTGTGCCGTGCTGGGGGATGCCGGTTATAAAGTAATCTGGGATACGGAAATCGCCGGTGTCCGGGTGACTGCTCCGGATATTCAGGGTATTTACATCTGGTATGGCGGTGATGATGCTTCAAGAATATGGCGGGTAGCTTCGCGCTATTTCCTCGATAATGAAATGGCTGCGATGATGTACGGCATCAAGCCTAAAGGTAAAAATACTTGTGTAGTCGAACTATGGACGGCTGATGCATTCGAGTTATGGGTGGATGATGCCCGTGTGGAGAAGAAAAACAATCCGTACGGTTTCATCCCTTTTGTTGTTTTTCCTAATCTCCGCGAGCCTAAAAAAGTCTGGGGCATTTCCGACCTGACGCAAATGATGGAGCCGCAAAGAGAGTTTAACCGGGCAATGTCACAACTATCACACATTCTGGAATTGTCCGGTAATCCGGTGGCAGTGCTGGAAAATGTCGAACAGTCTGAGGATATTGCCGTCAAGCCCGGCGCCGTCTGGAACATACCGGAAGATGCCAAAGCTTATCTATTGGATTTACTTCAGGGTGGGGGTGTGCAACTCCATATAGATTATATCAACCTTTTATATCGCACACTTCATGATGTCTCGGAATCGCTGCGGGCTGCTTTTGGCGGCAATGAAACTAACCTCTCCGGTGTGGCTTTGGAGATCGAACTGCAACCGCTTCTACAGAAAGTGAGCCGAAAAAGGGCAATCCGGACGGTGGTTTACAATCAGCGAAACCGGATGATTTTGAAACTGTTGGAGAAATTTCGCGGTGATGATTTTGGAGATTATCGTCTCAGAGTCGTTTGGAGCTCGGTATTGCCGCGGGACATGGCGCAACTGGTGGCTAATGAACAGGTGATGGTACAGGGCGGAATTCATTCGAGGCATACCGCGATGTATGAGGTGGGAGTGAAAGACCCTGATACTGAATTTACCCGATGGCTGGAAGAAAGAGACGCCATTCTAAAAATGAATCGTAATCTGAATGTAAGGCCTGCGAAGGGCGCGTTTAGTGAGTGAGATATGACAACGCACCTATGGGAGGTCAACGATGAATAAAGAAAAGGAGGAGAAATTGACTGAAGAAGCAAGCAAAGAAAACGGACAGAGAAATAATCCCGCCAATATCAACCCGTTAGAGCAAGAGGTAATTGAACTTCAGCAAGCGATTGCAGACAAAGAGAGCGAAATCACGATTTTGAGAAAGTCTGAGGGCGAGTTGAAAGAGCAGCTGTCAACCCTCGGTAAAACTCTGAACGGCGCGGTGGCCAGCTATAAAAACAAGGTAATGCAGATGAATCCGGAGATTACTGAGGAACTTATCAGCGGTGACACAGTGGAAGCGGTGGATAAATCTCTGGAAAAGGCAATTAGCCTGATCGGGAGGGTGAAAAAGTCAGTGGAAAAAGAAATATCACAAACCAAGATACCTGCCGGTGCTCCGGGTAGAAGGACTACGGACTTATCGGCGCTATCCCCGCGGGAAAAAATTCAATATGCGATAGGAGGTAAAAATTAATGGCACTAACACTTGCGGAAGCATCCAAACTTTCCAATGATATTTTGCTCCAAGGTGTCGTAGAGACAATCGTCAAGGAATCACCAATTCTACAGGTAATGCCCTTTATCGAAATTGTCGGCAACGGACTGACCTACAATCAGGAGAAAACGCTGTCTGACGTTGATTTCTATGATGTCGGTGACTCATGGGCGGAGTCAACCCCGACCTTCGAACAGAAAATAGCCAATCTGAAAATCATGGGAGGCGACGCGGATGTAGATAATTTCCTGAAAGCGACGCGTAGCAACGTCCAGGACCTCGAGGCTGCGGTAATCGAACTAAAAGCCAAAGCGCTCAAGAATAAGTACGAAGATACCTTCATTTACGGTGATTCTACCGGTAACCCCAAGCAATTTGATGGTTTACGGAAGCTTATCAATACCGGTACGGCGAGTGCACAGGCCATTGCCGCCGGCGCCAGTGGCGCGACCCTCAGTCTCTCCATGCTGGATCAATTGATTGATGCGGTTAAGGGTGGCAAACCGGACTTATTGCTGATGAGCCGTCGCTCACGGCGTAAAATCAATGCGCTGGTCAGGGGATCAGGCGGGATGATGGAATCCAATCGTGATAACTGGGGCAATTTTGTCCAGTACTGGGACGGCATCCCCATCGGCGTCAGCGATTGGATTCTGGATACTCATGTAGTTGCCGGTAGTGTTGAGACGGCGACTACCGGAGGGACGTGCTCGTCTATTTATGCCCTGCAAATAGGAGAAGGCGCTCTCTGTGGACTAACTGCGCCCGGTTTTATTACGGTAGAACCCATCGGTTCGCTGGAGACCAAAGATGCCAGCCGGAATAGAATCAAATGGTATGTATCTCTGGCTCTATTCAGTGCTATAAAAGCCGCCGCACTTATCGGCGTGCAGGATAACTAAAACAGCAATTGAGCTATCAGCTGTCAGTTATCTGCTAAATGCCGAAAGCTGGCGGCTGATAGCTTCTTAAATGAGGTGAGACATGAACTTAATCGATATGAGAGTGATTGTCCGGCACGACTTGCATGATGAAGATGCGAACAGCTATCGCTGGACAAATGATGAATTAGACAGGCATATTACCCACGCGGTGAAAGATTACTCCGAGGCTATTCCTTATGAGCAAAAAACTACCAAAGCCACCGCCGCGGCCTCGAGAGAAATCGATATTTCCACGCTCAATGACCGCATCATGATCGAAGCTGTGGAATACCCGGTCGGCAATTTTCCCAGAAGATACCAGCGTTTTTCACTCTGGGGTGATAACATTACTCTGCTTGGAGACGAGATACCGGATGGTTCTGATGCCTATATTTACTATGGCAAACTGCATACCCTTAGCGTCGGCAGTTCTACGATTGCACCATGGCATGAAGACTTAATTAATGCGGGTGCTTGCGGCTACGCAGCAACAGAGTGGGCGGTATATGCCGTCAATCGCGTCAATGCCGGCGGAACAACCACTGCCGCGGAACTTCTTGGATGGGGACGGGAGAAGCTCGACTTTTTCCGTCGAGAATTGAAAAGGTTGGGTAGGAAGAACCGGGTTAGAGCCCGTTCGCTTTATCGGCCGTTTTCTCCACTGGTGTCTAAAAGCGTTGATTACGGACCTTAAAAAACAGGTGAAGGTGAAACCGAATGAGAAATCTATCAGCGACACTAGTGGAAGCGCAACAAGCGGTCAGTAATACTCCCTATGTGAAAATTGAAGTAAAAAATAAAATAACCGGCATTACGCGGTTTAGCTGGGAAAGGTTATACCAAGGGACGGAAACCGAATACTATCACGGCTTGACGGTAGCGGGTGATGGTTCGCTTGTCAGGGTTAGGATCACATTACCGGCCGATAGTTGCAAGCTCTATCGTCAACGGGTGGCTAATCCCGGCCCTCAGTCTGATTTTAGCGCCTGGACTTATACCAGCCAGAATAATTGTCTGGCAGTGGCGGTAGCTTCATATAGCGCTGAGGTTTCTATTTTCTGGATTAATAGCAATCGGGAATTACGACGTATAAAAAGTACTGATTATGGCGCAAGTTGGTCCAGTCCGGAACTGCTTGATTATTCACCTACAACAGATGTTCACGGTTTAGCAGCCGTTTATAAATCCAGCGGGAATCTGGCCGTGTTCTTTATAAACCAGGCATCTCTTTATATCAAGAAATGTGTGGGTGGCAGCTGGCAAACGAAATCCGTTTGGGATAAAAACACCGGCGTACTTTCCAGTATTGCGTCAGCCTATAGCTCCGATTGGAACTTACTGGTAACAGGACAGGATTCAACGGGCAATTTTAAGGTTTGGTCGTTGGTTTACGGCGATGGCGGTAATGTACCAGCGAATACCTGGTCGTCCTTAAAAGAACTGGCTTCGGCACCCGCCGGCGGTGATTTTGGGTACGGCGCTGTATTTATGGACAAGC